ATTGGAAGATATGACGAGTCCAAAGGAAGCCTTTGGAAAAGTGCGAGTCTTTATCAACGGTGCATGGGTAGGTGTTACGGAACAACCCGAAGAATTGTATCGGGAAATTAAACAGAAAAAATACAATGGCATTATTAATATTTATACATCGGTCATCTTTGATTGCAAAAGTATGGAAATTCGTGTATGCAATGACGGTGGGCGATTGACACGACCCGTACTAAAAGTACGAGACCAACAAGCATTGATTACCAAAGATATGATTCAAAAATTGAACAATCATGAATTGTCGTGGAATGATTTGTTGGTATCTTGTCGGATTCCGGAATCCGCGATTGAATACATAGACCCAGAAGAACAAAATTTCGCCATGATTGCGATGCGTACCAAAAATAAATACATTTTGTCCAACGATTCCAAAAAAGAAACACTTACCAATATGCCTAAACTATCCTATAAATATACTCATTGTGAAATTCATCCGAGTACTATTTTCGGGGTATTAGCTTCGTGTATTCCTTTTCCGGATCACAATCAATCACCCAGAAATACGTACCAATGTCTTTCTATTGATGAAGAAGTAAGATGTGCTGATGGAAGTATTAAACAAATTCAAGATATTGAAGTTGGTGATAAGGTATTGACGTTTCATCCAGAAACATTAGAAATTACGGAAACGGAAGTTTCTAATCAATTTGTCATACCGAATGAAAAAGATGTGTATGAGATGACAACTGCTCATGGTAAAAAAATAACAGCTACGATTGACCATCATTTTATGACCGACCAAGGATGGAAAACTGTGGAACAAATCATGTGCGATTCGTCTATACGTATTGGTTTATCATTGTATGGTTCAGAAAAAGGATTGGAAGATATTATCAAATACAACCAACATTCTACAATGGTTGTGAAAAACAATTGTGTATTTGTTCAAGTTGTATCGTTTAAACATAAACCTGACCAATTAATTTCTTGCATTGAAACTGAAAGTGAAAATCACAGTTTTATTACAACCAATGGTTTTCTATCAAAAAATTGTTGTATGGGTAAACAAGCTATTGGAGTATATGCGCTGAATTTTGACCAACGAATGGACAAAACCTCTTATGTACTTTCATATCCTTCCCGTCCATTGGTGGATACCCGTCTAATGAATTTCATTCAACTGAATCGTATTCCTTCGGGTCATCAAATTACTGTGGCCATTGCATCCTATACTGCCTACAATCAGGAAGATTCGTTGTTAATGAACAAGGGTTCTATTGACCGTGGATTGTTTATGACAACCGTGTATCATACCGAAAAGGATGAAGACAAAAACATTATTCGTGATGAAATTATTCGGTGCAAACCCGACCCTACCAAAACCAAAGGAATCAAGTATGGGAATTATGACAAACTCAATAGTCAGGGGTTTATTCCCGAAAATAAATTGGTGGAAAATCGGGACGTGATTATTGCCAAAACGGTTCCTATCAAAGAAAATCGTAATGACCCGACCAAGACCATCAAATACGAAGACCAGAGCAAAACGTTTCGTACCACGGAAGAATGTTATGTAGACAAAAATTACACCGGTAGAAATGGGGACGGTTACAATTTCGCCAAAGTACGTGTACGTACTTTACGAAAACCGGTATTAGGTGATAAATTCAGTTCAAGAGCCGGACAGAAAGGTACCTGTGGATGTATCATTCCGGAAGAAGATATGCCTTATACCAAGGACGGATTGCGTCCCGACATTATTATCAATCCTCATGCGATTCCTTCCCGAATGACCATTGGTCAATTGAAAGAAACTGTACTGGGCAAAGTATTACTGGAACTGGGCATGTTTGGTGACGGTACGAGTTTTGGTGATTTAGATATCAAGACCATTTGTAGTGAATTGCAAAAAATAGGATATGAGAGTTATGGTAACGAAGTCATGTACAATGGATTTACAGGAGAACAAATGGAAACCAATATCTTTATTGGTCCCGTATATTATCAACGTCTTAAACACATGGTCAATGACAAACAACATAGTCGTTCTATCGGTCCCATGGTAAATTTAACACGACAACCGGCTGAAGGTAGGTCGCGTGATGGTGGATTCCGTATTGGTGAAATGGAACGTGATGTGATGATTGCTCATGGAATGTCTAGGTTTTGTCGTGAACGTTTGTATGATGTATCGGACAAATATTCCACACATGTGTGTGGAAAATGTGGAATGATTGCGTGTTACAATGATCAAGGTATGAAACAGCAAACTAAATTCGCCAAAAGCGATATGAGTATTCACTTGTGCAAAACGTGTGGAAATATGACAGATTTTGCCAAAGTAGAAATTCCATACGCTTACAAACTATTAGCACAAGAATTACAAACTATTAACATTGTTCCCCGTATCATTACGGAATAAACATATCTATCTTAGAATATATGTATATGTATATGTATGATTATATTATTATCGGCGCAGGTATAGCTGGACTATACGCTGCATATAATTTAAAAAAAACACATCCAAATAGTACTTTTTTACTATTAGAAGCAGATCATAAAAAATACATAGGTGGACGTATTCATCAAGAAAAATTTGCCAATCATTTGGTGACAACCGGTGCAGGTATTGGTAGAAAAGCCAAAGACAAATATTTAATCAAATTATTAGACGAATTACACGTAATTTATCATGAATTCAAAGTGAAAACCACCTATACATTTGATCATTTGGATATTAAAAAAACAATCAAAGAATTACAACATCATTTTGAAATAAATCATAAACCAAGATGTACATTTAAAGAATTTGCTTTATCCATTTTAGGACCAGAAAAATACAAACTGTTTTTACTATCAGCGAGTTATACTGATTACGAAAATGATGGTGTGGAAGAAGTATTATATATGTATGGATTTGAAGATAATGTATGTTGTTGGACCGCTTTCTCTGTACCGTGGAATGATTTAACTAGTAAATTAGTTAACAATATTGGTATATTACATATCAAAACGAATTGTTTTGTTACAAAAATAGAAGAACTTGATGATATGATTACAATTACTGACCGTAATCAACATCAATATCAATGTAGAAAACTGATTATGGCAACCACCATTACAAGTTTACGTACATTATTAAAAAATCCCATATACAATGAAATTGAAGCACAACCATTCTTCCGAGTATATGCCACAGTTTCAAAAAAATACATAGAAATCATGAAAGAAAAAGTAAAAGGAACTACGATTGTTACCAATGAATTACAAAAAATTATTCCAATGGATCCAGATCATGGGTTGTATATGATAGCATACAGCGATAATAAAAATGCGATGAAAATAAAAAATTCTATGAAACAAAGTATTGTATCTGAAGATAAATCCTATAATCTGGATAAATTGAATTATATGGATGATAAGGAATATATGACAAATTTAATAAAAACCGCCGTTGGTATACCCGATTTGAAACTAACCAAAATCGTTGGATTTTACAGAGAAGCAGGTACACATTATTACAAACCTTTGAAAAAAACCTACAGTAATCGCATAGAATTTATCAAACAGGCACAAAGACCTAGTAAAAATATTTTTGTCATTGGTGAAGTGGTTAGTGAAAATCAAGGATGGACAAATTCGGCACTAAGTACATATCACAAAATAAAAAACTTTTTATAGATTCAGGTCAGGTCAGATGACCGAAGGTCATCAACGACTAACTTCAAAGGGTGCTTCACTGACCGGAGGATTTTGGTAAATGGTGTTCCATTGCAGCGAACATCATTTCAGGCTTTTTTTTTGAGTGGAATTGAGATGGTCAATTAGCATTTATTAACGATGATATTATATATTTTTCTAAAAATGGGCTGTAGTGATGTTGGAAGTGAATAGTCAATATGCATAAACCCCCTTCTGTTATTCAAATAAACAACATTATAAGGATTACTAATTTGTGGTTGAAATCTCATATTTGATAAGTTTTGTAGTGAATACCAGTTATATTCTTATACTAAACAAATATTTTATATATTAATTTTTATTGTAATTGCGATACAATATAACATACTACTATTACACAGTAAATTACTAAACCTTTGATGTTGTAAAACACCTGTTATAGATACAATTCCGGTCAGATGACCGAAGGTCATCAACAACTAACTTTCAAAGGAGAAGTTTGGTAAGTGATGTTCCATCGCAGCCGAACCCCATTTCAGACTTTTTTTCATGTTTTTAACAAATTGTTGCATCACTGGAACGCGTTCCCCCGTTTCATTATGAATTATTTCTTCGTTGTAATCGTGGAAACCATTGAAATGAACAAAGCACGGATAGGTTTTCATTGCATGATTGTATAGGCGCCCTTCTAAAAATACAAAATTACGCAAAGGTACTTTGTACAAACTCTGAAAAATTTGTTGGTACTGATCAAGACGAACATCTTTCTCTCGGTAAAACGTCAAATAATATTGAGTAAAAAAATGTTGGTCACCACCTAAAGAACAAATATCTTCTATTTCTTGGTCGGATTTCCAAGCAAACATTTTGCGTAGTGCATAGACATATCCTATATATCCACCTGAATTCACATATTTGTATGCAGTAGTGGTATATTTATACGTATTGGTGGTTTGTATTTGTTCATATGCTTCAACATTTTCGCCGGGATAACAATTGATTTCACTACTTAATACAATCTCGCAATTGTATGAGAAAAACTTTTCCAGAATTTCCTTTTCATCGGACATACACAAGACATCATATGCGTCTACAAATGCAACAAAATCTCTGTCGGGGATAAAATCCAATACCTGTTTCATGGCATATATTTTGTCCGTAAAACCATTCCAATGACTCCATGGAATGATTTCTATATGCAATTTGGACCATTCAGCAGTGGTACGTAACAAGGTTGTTTTTTCTTGGTCACTGGCAATCGTGAAAATATGCAACATATGTAAAAATATATAATACAAATTCTTTACATCTAATTGTTACGTATGTTGGTTCCCAATTCCCCCTGTTGAACAATCGTCGGGTCCAAACGTAATACATTCAATTCCCCTCGGTTGGCTTTTTTAAATATTTGTACATCCAATATGTTGTCAATAAATCGCATATTTTCCAATATTTTTCCAATATGACGGTTGTTCACCAAATATCCATGCGCACACCAAGAAATACCGGTTGTACGATATACATTGTCTATGACCTTTTCACCATTGTCACCAATAATTCCTAAAAACAACATATCAAAATCTGTATTACCTAATTTTATCAAAGTTTCATCTAAAATATTCATAAATTGTTTGTCTAATGTAAAATCGTCTTCAAATATCACACTATATCCTTGTGGATTTCCATGGTCACGTATCATTTCGTACGTTTTGTAATGACTTAAATAACATCCAACTTCATTTTTCCGATTTTCCATTTTTTCATTGAAAGAAGTGGTAATATGTTTTAATTTCGGGTCCATATCTTCATAAATTCCTGGAAACAAAATTTTTTGTTGTATTAATGCGTCTAAATCCAATTTTTTACCAATCAATCCGTCTACTTTTTGAATGGTAAAATCAAAATAATCTGCTTTGTTTGGATTCTGTCGCATGATTTCCAATTGTTGTTTTATTTGTGATTGAATGTTGTTTTCACGTGTTGGATTTCCTATAGTAATTACATAAAAATCTATGGAAGGAACCATGTCAAAATTCTCTTGGTTATTTTTATTGTCTGAATATTTGCTTGTATAATAATAATAGAAACATATCAAACCAAACATACATAGATACAATATCCATAGTATGTTATTATTATTATTATTTGTCTTCATGATATATAGTTTATATTATGAAGATAAAAATATGGATATTTGTAGCAATTATTCTTTTGTTGTTACTACTTTTATCCTTTATCCAACATTGTCAGGTAAAACATAAATTTTCGGAAAATTATGAAGATAATCAAAACGTTCCTATTACGTATTATGTCATTCATAATCGTTCTAACCAAGAACGAAAAAAAAACATTGAGGAACAGGAAACAAAATTGGGAAAACCAATTCATATATTT